ACTTTATATAATCAGAAAAGTTATCCATCAGTATTGATAGGCGTCTCTTGCATTTAAGGTCTGTTAGACCATAGTCTATCCTATTGTCAGTAAGGTTCTTGCGAATTATCCTACTAATAACCCCTTACATTAATTTTAAAAAAAATACAAGGGGTTAAAATTATTTAACTATTTAACATTTCTCTTAATGTATAAACTTGTTGTACTACCTTATCATGATCTGGATGTTGTCTGTTCCAATAAGGTCCTTCACGATTGTTAGTAATAGTAGAGATTTCAGATTCTATACTGGCACTTGATGTTGCACCTTTATCTTCGTCAGATACCATGTTATCTTCTGTCATTAAAGATGCCATCTTAGCAAATCCTTTTATGATTTCAGGATGGTCTCCAACTCTCATACCATTTTTAAGTTCTAGGTCTAGTATATCTGAATTTAAATTTGCTTTTGCTAATGCTCCAGCTCTTTTAACATTGGTTTCAAATTCCCTTCCCCATTCTTTTCTTAATTCTTGTTCAGCTTGAACTTGAGATGTTTCTGTCTCAACTTGATTTTGTTGAGCAGTACCTTCCATGCTGTTTTTATAAAACTCTAAAACACCTTGAGCTTGTTTATTACTCAAACCTAGCTTGTGTGCGTTTTCAGCAAATTGTTTTACTGCACCATCGTCAAATGGAACTACATCAGATTTAACATCAAATGAATATTTGTCAGCAGATTCTGGTCTGCCTAACTTATCATACACTTCATTCCATTGATCTTCAGTTGAGTTCTTGTTTGGTACAGAAACTTTATCTTGTCCAATCATTTGAGTAGCATTGATATATGACTTTGCAAGTGCATCTATCTCTGTAAACTTTTCTATATTAGGATTGCTTCTGAACTCTTCAGAGATTGCTTCCTTCCAAGATGTAGCTACTTTTGGTTGTTCTGTTGTTGATGATATTGGTGTTGATGCTATTGTTGTTGGTTGTTCTGTAGTTACTGGTGTCGTTTCTACAGGCGAAGCTGTTTGCTCCGTTATCTGTTCTGATGACATATTTATCTATCCTTTTCATTTTCTGTAAGTAGCATTGCTTTTATAAATAGAAGGATGCTACGTTGACCTTCCATATATGCACTCTCATGACTATCTCCTTTTATATTAGTAGTAGTATGATAATGACATCTTTTTTCCAAATCAGACATAACTTGTTTTCCTTCGTCTGTTTTAAATATAGATTTGTAATTGTTTTTTACTTGTTCAATATATTTTTGTATATTTTCTTCTTTATCTTTTGCTTGACCCATTTTTATTCTTCAGCATTTACAATAGCTCTAGCTTCTTCTGGTAAGGCTTTAGCCATTGGTGCTGCTGCTCCTGCCATTTGTGCTACTTGTTGAGCTTGTTGCATTTGCATTTGCTCCTGTTGTTGTTGTTGTTGTTGATCTCTCATTTCTGTTACTTCGCCTTGTGATTTTAATAATTTTTGTGGCATACCTACAATGTCTGCTACGTGTTTAACTAAATTATCAAAATTAATATAATCAAATACTGGTGCAGCGTTTGCAAGGCTTCCTAGTATTTCAATACCTCTCATAATAGATTGTAGTTCTGTAGATTTTTGTGCTTTAGCTAAAGGAGAAACATATTCAAT